TGGTAATAATATATAACTCTGCTTTGAAGTAAACACTAAATCTACCCTATTTATAGGATCAGTGTATAAGAGACGTTTCAGCGTCATTGTTTATGGAGAAGATATAATAATGCTATTAGTAACCACCTTGCTGAGTAGGCATACACGGTATATTAGGAGTGAAGATAACATTTTATGGTTCCAGACTGAAACTGGCAGAGTTATTTTTAAAACTTTAAATTATTTATGAGAGCACAATTTTTTCATTATAAAATTCTAGAAACTAAACCTATCACGGCTTTAGAAGAATTTAAAGAGCATCCAAGACTTAAAGTCTTTCATCTGAAAGGATGCAAATGTGTTGAGTGTGGTATTGAAGCTACACAAATTGCATTAGGAGAAGGTAAGGGAAAAAAGGCTGGTAAACATTGGGATGTTTACACAAGTGATTTTTATCCACTTACTGTGGACCATATCATTCCTAAATCAAGAGGTGGTGGTGAAGGTTTGGATAATAAACAACCAATGTGTTATAAATGTAATCAGAAAAAGGGTTCTAGATTACCTGGAGAAGAAAATGAACCAGGATTTGGTGAATCTAATATATACACTTGTATTGGTCATACTTGTAAATGGCCTAGAAGACAAAATAAATACTACGAAAAGTTTATTCCTGTAGTTGGAGATGAAGTCTTTAGAAGATCTAATACACATATATTTAAGTATTTAGGTATTGTATCTCAAATAGTTATTAATCCACATACAGATAAGGATTCATATATGGTAAAAGGAAATGATACATCCATGTATGGCATAAATAATGCTTATAAACCTTTATAGTAAAAGATGTGTAGGTGAGGTAGCTCAGATGGTAAGAGCGGTTGTTTGAAACACAACAGGTCGGAGGCTCAAAATCTTCTCTCACCACAAAGTCAGTTGTATTATTGACAAATTTAAATAATTTAAACAAAGTTAACAATGAAAATTGAAAATCTTGAATTCGATGCAACCAGAAAACAATTTACTGGTCAAATTAAAGCAACAGTAGTATCACTTGGTGATACACTATTGGAAAACAGTAATGGAACAGAGTATGTAGTAGGTTCTATTTCCTTTGAAGGGAAAACCCGGTCAGCAATTTGCTACAAAGCAAATTTGGACAAAGGTATTAAACTTGGTACTGATTATTTGTGCAATGTCGTATTTACTGAAGATCGTCCAAATGAGCCAATTATCAGCATTAGTCCTTTGACCTCTGCTGTACGTGCAACTGCTGCTGATTTTGGTTTTGACTTTGAGCAAGCATTGGCTACAGCTGGAGTTGGAGCTGAAGAAGTGAAGTAAGAATAAATACAGAAGGGTTAACACCACCTTTTCCATTTAGAGAAATGCTAGGAGTTACTTATGTTAAAACTACTAGATCTGTAATTTATAACTGTGGTAACACAGTAATGTAGGCACTCTATCCGTGTTTAAGTAGAGCAATCTCCAATACAATTAAGTATGCGGGAGGAAGATAGGTAAGCAAGCATCCCTATCAATTTTAAATTATTTAGTTATGCGTAAGAATTTACCAGATAGAAAAAAGTTAACTAAAAAAGAACGTATGAGTTTAGAAAAGCACCATTATGAAAAACCCGATCATATTTGTGATTGTGGTTGTGGTTATCATAAAAATACTTGTATGAAAAAAGCTCAAGAGGATTTTCAAAAGAAGGAAGAAGTGAAAGATTCTGAAAAGAAAGAAGTAAAAGATAAAAAGTAAATGTTTTTGGTCCGGTGATGGAACTGCTATACATGTCACACTTATAAAATATTTATGTCGATGATTTTATGTAGTTCGTCGATAAATAAGTATTGTTAGTCGATAAAGTACTTGATTTATTTCTAAATTGTTTAAAACTCGTAAATCATAGTGTATCTTTGTGTCTCACACAATCATATAAACATGAGATACAAAATTACGAAAGAACAATTACAAGAAGCTGTTAACAAAAGCTTATCAACAGCACAAGTTTGTAGGGAGTTAAATCTGAGACCTCTTGGGGGAAACTACAGAACTTTAAAAAAGAAATTTATTGAGTTTGGCATTTCTACTGAACATTTCACAGGACAAGGTTGGAATGTAGGGGTCAGATATAAAAATTTTGCAAAAACTTATAGTCCTCAAGAATTATTTATTAAAGATTCAAAGTGTACATCTAATAAAACTGTAAAAAGGAATCTTTTGGATGGTGGTCACGTTAAATACGAATGTAATAAATGTGGTATTTCTAATTGGAATGGCTCTAATATTACATTAGAGCTTAACCACATTGATGGGGAAAACACAAATAATTTAATTTCAAATTTAGAATTACTGTGTCCAAATTGTCATTCTCAAACACCAACTTTTAGGGGAAAGAATCAAACAAGCTTTGTTTCTAAATTAAGATTAGAAAAATATAATAATCGTGACACTACTGAAGTTTTAGTAAATAAAAAGATAGTTTTACCAAAAGTTGCTAAAACGGTAGTGTTGAAACACTGTAAGGTTTGTGATAACATTCTTACTAGAACTAGAAATGTATATTGTTCATATGAATGTAAAAATATAGCTGCGTCTATTAAAGTTCCTACATATGAAACTTTACTTGAAGCATTTAAAATCCATAAAAACTTTTTACAAGTAGGAAAACATTTTAACGTTAGTGATAATGCGGTTAGAAAATGGTGTATAAGATACGGAATATTAGATCAAGTTAAACAATAAGCCCCTGTGTCGTAACTGGAAGCCGAGAAAGGTTTAAACCCTTTTGGACTGTGAAGTCCGTGCAGGATCATCCCCTGTCAGGGGTACTATAAATTGTAACTAATTAGTTTTTATGAATAAATATTTAAAATTCGGTTTAATTACTGCATTAACACTATTGTTTTCTTATGGTGTAATTCGTTTAGCATCCTACAAATATGTACAACCTGATGAAATCGGGATTTACATGGTAAATGGCGGATATAACGGTATTCCAGATTACAAATTGTGGCAAGGTTCTTTCCCATTTGATTTCACTCCAGCTACTAAATCATTCATTCTTCCTGGTAATCCTTGGACTATTGATTTACCTTTTCGTCAGGTATTGTCAAAAGAAAATGGTAAATGGGAAGTTGATCCAAGTATGACATTTAGTATTATTCGGAAAGATGCACCTGTTGTGTGTCATATGTTTAATTCTTATTTGTCAGAAGGAAAGGATAGTTTTTTAGCTGATGTTGGTCAACATTTCTTGGTTCCAATTGTCAATAATACTTATGTCGAGATTATTGGTAAAAACCGAGATACTTTAATGATGAATGATAAAATGGGTATTGCTCAAGTTATTGAAGATTCAATTAGAGTTAGATTTGCCCGCTTAGGATTTCATTTGAACAATTTTGTGACTGGTGTTAGACCACCAGAATCCATTTTGAAAACCAAGGAAGCTGAGAATGCATCAATTCAAGCAGTATTTACAGCTAAAGCAGAAACAGTTAAAGCAAATGCTGAAGCAGCTGTCTTAATTGCTAGAGCAAAGGCTAATGCAGAAGCAATGCTTGTTACAAGTAGAGCTGAAGCTGAAGCTTTGAAAAACCGACGTGAAGCTGTTACTCCACTTCTTCTACAAGAATGGTGGATTGACAAATGGGATGGTGCTTTACCTACATATATTACTGGCGCTCAAGCTGGTATGATGTTAGGAGTACCTCGCTAAAACTTTTAAAGTGTGGTTTATTAATATTTTAATTAGCCGTGAGAGCGTTTAAGGTTAGAACCTTATTAAATGAGATATTCCACACTTTAATTTTTAAAATTAATTAGTACATGAAATCATATAAGGAAATTAAACTAGCTGATGGTATTACACGAGCGCCATCTTCTACTATCCAAGGTCTTAAGCTCAAGCTTCAACATGGAGCTAAATTAGGAGAGAAATTTATTTGCACATGTCCAAATGGGAATATTCATATTTGGGAAATTAAATGTGATCGAGTATTTACCACTGTAGGTTATGCTCCAAGAAGAAAGGCTGCGAGAGTAGGGAAGGGAAGTAAAAATCATTATCAAGCAACACTTAAACAGGTAACACATGATTAAGAAAAAAAACTTAAGTAAAAGAGCCAACTTTTTATTGGTAAATTTGGCAGCTCAAACACATCCAGATCAAGCATTTGTTGAATGGGTGTTGGATGAAAATAAAGACTTGAAACCACAACAAGATGAATTAATTGAAGCTGGTTTTATCAAAGAATCTGAAAATGGATTGGTTCCAACAACTGCAGGTATTGATTATTTGCAAAAAGGATCTAATACTTCTGTAGATGATTTGATTAAGCGTATTACCAATGTAATTCCTCGGAATCCTTCATTCACTCATATGGCACAAAATCTAACTGATACAGGTTTGATGGGTGCTATTTATGCTCTATTGGGTGAAATTGGTCGTAGAGGAGATCCAGATAATCAAACTGCATACACTTATTGGAATAAAAAGTGTGCAGATTTGGAAAAAGTGTTGACAGGTGCTGATCCAAACAGTCTTTGGGTTCGGCATAACGAGCAACAAGAGAAATTTTAAATAACTAAGGTGGACAATTTGTTTCCAAGATTCAGATTGTTCACTTTTTTCTAAACCTTTTTTGATATGAAAATTTTAGTTATAATACTTGCTTTTTTAGCAACATTTTTATTTCTTGCAGTTATAATGACTCCAATTATGGCTGTTCTTGGTTTACTCAATAATGAGTTTAAAACAAAGGAAGAGTTTTACAATAATCTATTTATTTGGAGACTTATTAAATCTAAAATAAATAATTTAATATGAACTATAAAGTAGGACAGTTATTGACTTTAGGTAAGGAGGATACAAAGTATGAACTCTTATCCTATTTAGGGGAATGGAGGAGAAAATCAGATGGTGTCAGAGTAGTTTCTGTTAAACCATCTGCTGTATTGGAAGATGGTAGAGATCATGTTTATTATGAAGTTTGGGAATGTTTAAATTTAAATACAGGTTTTGTAGAAACTAAAAAGGTCCCCATCTACGTATTCTTAGATCTTCCAGAAGAATATGTTAATTCTGATAGAAAGGAAGTAATCTATGATGGTAATGAAGTAACAAGCCTACTGGATCATTATTCTTGTTGGTATACAGGAAATCGAGATAGAATGAACTTTCATTTAGACATTGTTCAAGATAGACACATTGAACAGATTCATAAATTAAGAGATTTAGATTCTCAAGTACAGGATACCAATTATGCTGTTGGTATTAGACTAAAGTTAATGATGAAGGAAAATCCTAATTTAGTTATTAGGAGAAGATTTAAGGAATGGAAACAACAGTTTCCAAATTTGTTCACCAAACTACAAAAAGATGTATACAATATGCAAAGTAGTAATGAAAATGTCATTAGTGTTGGGATTAATTCTAATCCTATATAAACCTAAGTCTGAAACTCATATAAGTATTCCAGAAATTGAGTTAGGTTATAGTTATGAGTTAGATAAAGATTCAGTAAACCAATATCCTTTAGATGAGGTTATGGCTGCAGTTGCTTATCATGAATGTTTTAACTTAAGTAAGTTAGAGCGTTGGTTAGTTATGGAAGCTTTTCATAACCGAATTATTTATAATTTTAACAATAATGGAACAACAGTTAAGGAACAACTATTAGCTCCAGAACAGTTTACTGGATTGTGGAAATATAATCCTGAACAATTTAAATTTGATACACATGATAGTATTAGTGTTCAAAATAGGGAAATGGCTCAATCTATTATTGAGGGTAATAGATTTTGTACAGATACAATTTTCTACTGGGCAGGTCCTTGCGATCATACAACTGCTCACGGGAAATGGATGAAAAGAGTTCATAGAAAACTTCCTAAACAAATTATACATTTATTCAAATGAGTACAGAAGAATTAATGAAACCAAGGTGGAAGGTTATTGCTGATTTTCCTGGAAATCAAGGAACTTTTAATATTGGAGAAATAATTGTTGGGCAAGATCATTGGTCTGGTGATGGAACTTTTTATACTTCACCTCATCCATTTGATGCTTTTTGCCCAGACGAATATCCAGCAATATTTAAAAAGTTAGAATGGTGGGAAGAAAGGAAGGTTGAAGATATTCCAGATTATCTTAAACTTATATCTAGAAATGAAATTGTAAAAGTTGTAAAGAAAGTAGGAGGGTTTAGTGGAACCGTTTTTACAGGAAAGATGTTTCAAGAACGTGAAACTTGGACACATTTATTTTTTTATTTACCATCAACAAAAGAAGAATATGAAAGTTATCAGAAATCAATTTCATCAGGAGATGAAGGAACAATTGAAAATTAATAAACCTACATATCATGTAGAACCAGAAATTAATGCCGGAGAGTTATGTGAAATAACTTTCTATTGGGCTATGTTTATGTTACTTTTAGCAATTATATCGTGAGAAAGTTAAAACTTAATCATACACATCCAATAGAGAGTTTCTCCAATCTAATATGGTTAGTTGGAGAAACTCCTAAAGAAGTAATTATTTTAGCAAAACAAAACAAACTTACTTGTGTTTGCTATTTACCCAATACACCAATTGAGAGCTGTGTATATTTTCACATTAAAAGTATAATCCATGCTTGATATTCTATGATTAAGTTATCAAATTCCATTTCAGGTATTTATAAGATCACTAATATAACTACAAGAAAGTGTTATATTGGTTCAGCAATAAATATTAGGCTTCGGTGGGGAGTTCATAGATATGATTTAAGACAAAATAAGCATCATTCCAAATATTTACAGAGAAGTTGGAATAAATATGGTTTTGATAATTTCATGTTTGAAATATTATTTACCTGTCCTAAGGAACATTTAATTAGAATTGAACAATACTTCATAAATAATTATAAACCTGAATATAACGCATTAAAGATTGCAGGAAGCCGTTTAGGAAGAAAATTAAGTAAAGAATCAATAGCTAAATTAATAAAAGCAAATACAGGTAAGAAAAGAAGTATTGAATCCAAGAAAAGAATGAGTGATGCTCAATATGCTAGAAAGCACACTTCTAATCGTAAACCAATATATAAAATAGATATGATGACTCATAAAGTTCTTGCAGAATTTAGCTGTATAAAAGAAGCAGGGTTGGTTTGTAAATTAAGTTCTGGGTCATTAAGTCAAGTGGCTTTGGGTAAACGAGCAAGTTTAGGAGGATATTTATGGAAATTTAAAAAAGATTATGATGCTCAACAAAGTTAAAGAAAAGGTCCAAACTGAAGCACATCAGGCTTGGTTAAATAATGGTAAAATAGGAACCATAGAACAAGCTACAGGCACTGGTAAAACATTTGTTGCTTTTAAGTGTATTTTAAGTATGCCTAAAGGCAGCAATGTTTTATTTTTAGCTGAGACTGTAGTTAGGGAGAATACTGTTCTACAAGATGCTCAACAATATAAGAAATTCTATGGTGTGGATCCACTGAAAGGTTACAAGTTCAAATTTGCAACTTATCAAGGGGCTTACAAATATAACTTATGGGATTACTTTCCCAATGCGGTAGTAGATAATACAATTATTGTCATGGATGAGATTCATGATATTCTTAGTGATAAAAGAATTGAGTTTATTAATAACTCAAACTCTCATTATCATGGAACATTTACACTTTATGCGAAGTTAGGTTTATCGGCTACAATAGATAAGAAAACTCAATATCTTATTCAAGGTCAAGAGATTACTAAGTTTGATTTACTTAAAAAGTTCTGCCCAGTTGTTTATACATACTCTTTACAAGAGTCAATGGATAATAAGACAACTAGGGATATTAAGTTTTTTGTTCTTAAACATCAATTAGATGATGTTAATAGAAATATTCAAGCTGGAGCTAAAGGTCAAACATTCTGGACTACTGAAAAGTTAAACTATAGTTATTTAGATAAGTCTGTTAGAGATGCTATGTTTGCAAAGTATAAAACTGCTGAAGAAAAGAAGTTTAGAACTATTCAAGTAGCAACTAGAAGAGCTAGGTTTCTTTACAGTTTACCAAGTAAAATAAAACTATGTAAAGATCTAATAAGTAAGTTGCCAGGTAAAACTTTAGTATTTGGTC